GGATCATTAAAAAAGCCACCCCGTTGCGGGATGGCGAAAACTAGTGGGAGGGCTACCTGCGTAGCCCGAGGTCGGGCTGTTCACGGTGAGACCTTCGCAGCAGGCCGGTGTCCTTCGTGAGCTGTCGTAGTTGCGCCTGATAGCGGCGTATCTTCGCTCTGGCCACTGCACGCATCTGCGTGTCCTCGGCGTTCACCAGCACGCGCTTCTGGGCGCGTATCCGGCTTTCGAGATTGCGCTGCTGCTGTGATGAGGTCCAGAGCTTCTCATCCTGTTCCGACCATTCGGTGACCGTGGGGCGTTTGTCGCCCTCACGCCAACTGGTCAGCACATGCTCACAGTTGTGTACTACAATTGAATTAGCCGTATACCAAGCACTTTTCGTCTGAAGGTTATAAACATGTCCAGCAAAACGCTTTCTCTCAATCTTGATGACATCATCAGGCGGTACCAGGGAGGAGAGTCGATCGCTAAGATCGCGGCCTCCCTCGGAGTCGGTAAAAGTACTGTCCAAAAGCGCTTGCGAGATGCGGGGGTCATGAGAACCCTGCAAGAAGCCACCGCGCTTCGTCCGAAGCATCGACCGGAAACCATCGAAAAGCTTGATAAGGTGGTGAAGCTTCGCCAGTCCGGCCTCACGCAAAGAGAGATCGGTGAGCGGTTTGGTGTCCCTCAGGCCACGGTGAGCAATTGGCTGCTGTCCAGAGGTGTTCGAGCCGATATGCATGTGAGCAGACAGCGGTATGCTGATTCTCTTACCCCTCAACAAAGAGCCAAGCAGGCGGAAGCTGCGCATAAGGCCGTTCAAGGCATGAAGAGAACCGATGCCGACCTTATTGCCCGTGCGCACACCAAGCAGATCAAACAATCTCACGCGACTGATACGGAACGACTGTTGGCCCAGGCCTTGACTGCGAGAGGACTTGACCCTGTTCTGCAGCTTGCGGTCTACAAGTACAATCTCGACATCGGAGTCGAACCCGTCGCCATGGAACTGTTCGGGGGTAACTGGCATGCTCAGGGTCCTGCTGCGGCGAGAATGCCGCAAAGACTCAAAGACATTGCCGATAGGGGTTTCAATACCATCATGGTCTGGACTCATGCCGTCCACGCCATGGATATCGGAGCGATAGCGGATGAGGTGGTCTCCTTCCGTGAGCGATCCTGCAGCGACCCATCCTTCAGTCGTCAATATAGGGTGATTTGGTGTGACGGAGAGTTCATTGCCGCTGGCAGTGTGGATGACAACAAGCTCACCCTCATACCAACGGGAATCCGCGGCACGTATGCCCGAAGGCGCTGATACCGGAACAAAACCAGGGAAACAGTTGGGATGCCACAATCCTGCGGCACGCGCCTCATCGACCGTCGCATCCGCGCGATCGTCTGGCGTGAGGCTGAGTATCTTGCCTTGCCAGGCGTGACAGATGGGGCAGGTGTGCATGTGGACGGGAACCATGAACAGGGTGACGCCAGCGGCTTGCATGACCTGCATGTGAGCCTCGTTGTAGGCACGCATGCTCGCCGTCCTGACCGCCATCTCCACATAGGAGGACAGTTGCCAGTTACGACCTGACTTGTCGGTGAAACCGGTCACGCCATGCTGCAGGAGGTCACGCATCATATTCTGCTGCGCGTCCTTGATGGTGCGCCCTGGGGTGAGCATGTTGTGGGTTGCGGCACCGGAAGCGGTCAGCTTGTACAGGTCGTCATGCTGGCGAAGGATACGGGCTCGAATGTCTTTCAACTCGGTTTGCAGATCGACACGTATCGCACTGGTCGCACGCTCGCCCAAGGGAACAGTGAAATCGAATGGTCTCGGGCTGTTCCCTGACATGCGTACCGGTGGTACTGGCGGCTTCGGGGGGAGCCTGCGTGCTTCCGTTCTCATAGCGCGTTCCACGCTCAGGGTGAGGGTATCGAGCAGTTGGGGTGTCTGCCGTTCGAGTTGGTCCACGATACGACGTTCACCCCTGCGCATCATGCTGACGGCATGCGACACCTCCACTGGCGTGGATGACCTGCGCAGGAGGCGCATGACCTTGCCCATGAGCTTGGTGAGCTGATTGTCAGCCAGCACGTACAGGCCGATGAGGGCGAGTTGGGCGTGTGAACCGTCAACGCTCGGACCCTGCTGCTCCTGTTGACTGTTGCTGGCTGTCATCGTCCGCTCCTACCGTGCCGTCCACGTAACTGCCCTTCTGATTGGTTTGCACTCCGCCTGTGGTGCTGCCGTTGTTGGCGACCGCCGCATACAGGTTCGTGTCAGATGAGATGGGCAGCATGCTCAGATCGGATTTAATCTGCTCAACTTCCGTGTCAATCTCACCCACATCCCAATCGGGGTGCAGCATCCGAACTCTGGTGGCGACGCTTGTGCTTTCCGCGTCGTTCAACAGGTTCAACGTTTGCGCGACCGTGTTCGGCGAGTCGGTGGCCGCTGGCGGGAACTCCACGTCGGGGATCATGTCGCCACGGTCAGGGCCCTTGAACACGAAATGGTTCACGTCGATGAGTGCCGCGCACAGGTTGGCGAGCTGCGGACGCCAGTAGAGGATCTTGCTGCCGCGAGTGAGCATCGTCAACCGTTCCCTGGCTTGCACTTCGGTGGCGGTCATGGCCACATCACCGGACTGGCCGAACGTGCTGGGACTGTACCCGCACGCACTGTAGGCGCGTTGGATGAGGTCCTGACAGGTCTGCTGGTGTTCCTCCCACCTGATGTTCGGTTGGAAGGTTTCAAGCTGGCTGCTGTCGTTGAGCTTGCTGCCTGGCGCATGTTCCAACGGGGTGAAGATCTCCTGATCCGTGTTGAACGTGGACCCCTGCCCCGGCTTGCCTTGCTGTAGGAGCGTGCGGCTGGCGAACACTCGGGCCTTGCCGAGTCGGATGTCGCGCATCCAACTGGTGTACGCCTCATCGAGCATGTCGAATATGGGTTCAGCGCCTTCGAAGTCGCTGCGTCCCATGTGCTGTGCCGCGGGGTCTGTGCGTAGTCTGCGGTTGGGCATGAGGTTGGGGATGTACACGGCGGTGAGCAGGTCGCTTCCCGTGCTGATCTGCGAGTGCTCATCCACTTGTAGGCCTGCTGTGACTGGGTGCGTGTCAAGTGGGATGCGTTTGCCGATGCTGGTCTCATTCGAGGACTCGTATACCGCGTATTCGATGTGTCCCGGAGTGTAGTCCTCAAGTAGCGTGTAGTTGCGTTTGACGCCTTCGAGGCGGGGGAGTTGCGTCCAGAAGAGCACGGATTGCAAGTGACCGCCCAAACCGAACGTGGGTATCGCATTGTCGGGTGATGTGGCAGTGATGAATGGCTTGCTGTCCACACTGGTGTCCCATGTGACGCGCAGGTATGCGCCACCAAACACTGATGCCAGTTCGGCCGCCTGCAAGAGTTCCGCGTGCGCACTGTCATCAAGGAGACTGGTGATGGTCGTGTCGAGCTTGTCGTCATCGTTGCGACTGTCCGTGTCGTTGTTGGCGGGGTTGCTGAATGTGGGCATTTCCGCGAACAGTTGTGCTGCGCTCATGCGGGCGATTTCGGCGGGCAGTGGGATATGGGTTTTCACTGGGCGTTGCATGCTGTTGGCTGGTGTGGGTTCGCCCCAGAAGAAGCGTTTGACCTGTCCGAACAGTCCGAGGCGTTGCGATGCCTGTTGGAGACTGTAGATGCGTGTGAGCTGATCCTCGTCTCCGGTGTACCAGGCGTCGTGTGACTGGTATTCGTTCTGGATGTTGTTCTGGTTGAGTGGTGGCCATGCTTGGCCGTTGGCGGGCATCACCATGCTTGGTCTCCATTCGTGAGTAGGGGCTGCCATTCGGTTTCGGTGGTGGCGACCGCGTAGCGTAGGCCGTCCAACGAGTGGTCGGCCTGTTTGATGGGCTTGTCAAGTCCCTGGTCTGAGGCTTTGGGGTCCCAGCAGTAGCCGGGGAATTCCTCGATTAGTCCTTTGCAGTGGGTGCTGATGTGGAGTTTGCCGGTGTCGAGCAGGTTGGCGACCTTGCTGATCCCGTAGCTCACATTGTTCTCACCGTCCGCGAGGTTGCGGACACCGTCTTCAGCTAGTTGGACTTTGAAGCTTGCTGCTGCTGGGTCCACAAGGATCCATTCGGGGGCCAGTGCGGTTTCGTAGGGTAGGTGTGGTTGTGCCAGCCATGTGCGGAAACGTTGGGAGAGGTCTGCGTCAGTGATGCGAGGCTTACCGGCGCGAGAATCGTAGCGGAATTCGTCGATCGCATACAGGTCATGTCCGATGATCCTCCCGTACTGGTCGGTGATGGCGTGCAAGCCGAGCATGATGCCGGTGCTGGCGTTCGTGGTGCCGTAGTCGCAGCCGATCGCGAGAATGCGGCTCATGCGGGGGAGTTGCTGCCAGTCGGTGACGTGCCTGCCGGTATCCCACATGGGGTATACGGCACCTTCCGCCGCGACCCATTCGGATTCGATCATCCGTCGATACCAGAGACCCGTGTACTGTTTCTTCAACTCTCGAATGTATTCGGGATTGTTGTTGACGAGCCAGGTGTTGTCTTCGAGGATGAAGGTCACACGGTACAAGTTCAACGTGCGGGCATCGTCCTGCTCGTGTTTGACACCGTTCTTGTCGACCCAGAGGCGTGCACGGTCGAGCCATTTCTTCTTCAACCAGTGTTCGGGACCTTCGGGGTTGCAAGTGACGAACAGGCGGGCGTTGGGGATGCTGAGACGGCTGACCAGCATGGTGAACGCTGATTCGGGAATGACCGCGGCCTCATCCAACAGTGCGCCAGCAAGCGTCAATCCCTGAATCTTGGTCTGTGCCTGGGCGTCATTGAATCCGACGACGAGGCATTCACGCCCGAATATCGTGCAGATACCAGTGGACTGCCGGTACACGATGTTCTTCGGGCCGAACCATTGCACCAGCGGATAGATCAGATTGTTCGCGATCGTCCGCTCAGTACGCCCACCAATCAGCAGTAAGCCCTGCGGACCATGCAAGCAGTACTTCACCCAGTAGAGCAGTTCGCCAACCGTCTTACCGCTACGCACAGCACCATCGAACGCAATGATCTTCGCCCATGCGGGGACAGTGACAGCAGTTAAGGCTTTACCTGTGAGAGGTTCCAAAGAAGACATTCAGGAACCTCCATTAGTCAATGCCAAGTGTCCTTAAGTAGTCGTCTATCACGGTGACCGAAGTCTCTGACCGCTGATCCACCTTCTCCAATTCGATTGACCTCTGCAATGCGATACCAACACTGGTCATGAGGTTGCGGGCATCAGCGGGAGGGGGCTTCGGCACATCGTGGGAAACGTACTTGCCCGAGGGTGTGAACGTGTACACCAGTTGAGGCCTGTGCAAGTCATCCATGAACTCCTGCGCCTCACGCAGCAATCTCAGCTTCAAGTCGGCACGCAATGATGCGGCGTCCGCCTGCTTCGCTTTGGTCGCGTTTTTCGTGAGCGTCCGGTCAAAGGTGAGTCCGAGTTTGTTGGCGTAGGTGCCGATGGTTGCTGGGCTGCGGTGGAGTTGTCGGGCGATTTCGTTGCGGCTGAGGCCTTGCTCGTGGAGTTGTTTGAGCTTGGTTTCCTCCTGTTTGGTGAATTGTTTCATTGTTGCCTCCGGGCTGGTGCGTTTCGCGAAGGCCGTTTCGGCTGCGTCGGAGATGATGTGCTGAGAGATTGCGATATCAGTGTGTGGACAGAATATGATCTATGATTTTTGCATGATTACTTGGTCTACTGTTGTCCCTGTTGTGGGTTCTTTGTACGTAGCTATCCATTGGCTTGTTGATGCGTGGAAAGTTAATAGGAAAACGAAAATTTATCATCAAATCGACCACGCGATCCGAGAGGAAGCTAAGTCTAAATTCGATGATTCCGACCTCACTTCCTTCGATTGGATTCGGTCGGAAACAGACATTCGGCTCAAAGCTGCGGGGTTTAAAGATGATGAAGGTATCACGATGGGTGATACTGCTGCGGCATCAAGAGTGGGCTCTTTGAAGATGCCAGTAGCTCAGCAGATTGATCAATGGATTCTGATTGTTTCATCTATCGTAGGTGTTGTTTTGATGAGTCTGGGACTCTAGCAGTTAGATACGCGAAGAGCCCTGCATTAGCAGGGCTCCATATACACCGAAATCAACTATAACTAATTCTAGCGGACAGGGCCGAGAAGTCAAACTCTAGGCGGGTATGTTGTGTTCGATTAGGTGGATTATCTCTCCTACATTGTAGAGGCTTTTCCCGTCCGTCCCTTGCCCTGGATTGACGAGCCCCTTTGCGGCATAGCGTCTAATGCTTCGCGCAGTGATGGGCCATCCGCATTGGGTCAGGGTGGATGCGACCTCACGTGAGGTTCCCTCCTTGTAGGAGTTGATGATCTCGTCGCGTTGGATCGCACGGGTCTCGGCCAGGTCGTTGAGCGCGCCGCAATGCCCACAGATTGCGTACTGTGATTCGTCCAGTACCCACAGAACAGTGCCGCATTCCATGCACTTTCCGCCCCTGCGCTTCTCGTTCTCCCAGTCAAGGATGCCTTGCATTTTTCTCTGGTGCTCTTTGGCTTGGGCGGCCAGAATCGGTATGGTGCGGTTGCGTGTGAGATCGCGCGTATGAAGCGCCATTACTGATAGCGATACCATGACGCTATGCCCCGCGACGGCCTGATGCGCCCATGTCCCGATTGCCTGGCATTGCTCCCAGGCGTCCGTTCTGACGGGGAGGGGTGCGCTGCTGGGGCTTGAGTGTGTTCCTTTGGCCAAGTCGAGGGGTCCTGGGCGTGCCTGCTTGTTGGCGACTTCGATCAGATCGTCGATATGGTCTCGCAGGTATTCAAGATTCGATTTGAGCTGCCGTTCGCAATCCATGCATATCCATCTGCCCGCGCTGATCTCAGCGCCGTCGAACGGGCATTTTCCCGCATCGCTCATTCCTGCTCTCCTGTTCCACCCAGCGCACTGCTTTGGGAAATCCACTCTTTCACATCTGTTTCTCGATAGAGAACACGGTTATAGCTGATCCGAATATATTTCGGCCCTGTGTTGTTTTGCCGCCAACGAGACAAGGTCACATTGGCGACATGCAGCATGTCTGCGACTTCTGCGGGCTTCAACAGCACGCCCTCTTCGCTTGTTTTCACCATGTTGTTGGCCCCTTGTCTGCGAGTGATTGCCTCAATCCGTTGATGACGTTCTGGTTGTAGCCGAATTCGCGGCGGAGTTGTTCGTCGTCGGCTCCTTCGCGGATGAGTTGGATCGCTTCTCTGTACCTG